CGGCCGTTTATGCGTGCGTCTCGGTCCTTTCCGAGTCCGTGGCGCAGCTCCCGATCCATCTGTATCGGCGCAAGGGACAGGCGAAGGAGATAGCCTACGATCACCCGCTTTACCGCCTGCTTCACGACCAGCCCAACCCGTGGCAAACGTCGTTTGAATATCGAGCGATGTGCATGTCGCACATCCTGCTCCGTGGCCATTCGATCAGCTTCAAGAACCGCCTCAAGAGCGGGCGCATCACCGAGTTGATACCGATCCATCCCGACTCGATTCACAAGATCGAGCAGGATTCGACGACCTACGAAATCACCGTCACCGTCCGGACGAAGGCCGGCGAAGCGCAATTCAAGGCATCCGAGCTTCTTTTCCTCCGTGGCCTCACGCTGGACGGGCTCACCGGAATCACGCCGATCCGATACTGCCGGGACACGATCGGCCTTGCCATCGCGGCAGAGCAGCACGGCGCCCGCCTGTTCGGGAACGGCGCCAAGCCCGGCGGCATTCTGACCATGCCCGGGACGCCGAAGGACGAGACGGTTCAGAAGCTCCGCGAGGATTGGCAGACAACATACAGCGGCGACAACGCGCACAAAGTCGCCGTGCTGTATGGCGGGCTGGAGTTCAAGCCCCTGACCATGAGCAACGAAGACGCCCAGTATCTCGAGACGCGCAAGTTTCAGCGGTCCGAGATCGCGTCTCTGTTCCGCGTTCCGGCGCACCTGATCAACGACTTGGAGAAAGCGACGTTCTCCAACGTCGAGCACCTTGGGCTGTCGTTCGTCGTTCACTCGCTGATGCCGTGGCTTATCCGGTGGGAGCAGGCGATCTATCGCGATCTTCTGACCCAGGAAGAGCAGAAAACATATTACGCGAAACACAACGCGGCCGGGCTTCTTCGTGGCGACGTCAAGAGCCGATTCGAGGCCTACGGCATGGCCATCAAAGACGGCTGGATGATGCGCAACGAGGCCCGCGACCTGGAAGACATGAACCCGATCCCGGGCCTTGATGCTCCGCTGATGCCGCTGAACATGGCCATCGTCGGAAGCGATGGGAAGCCGCTTGCTCTGCCAACGCCCGAGCCGGCCAAGGAGGCCACCAATGCAGCGTAAACAGCGGGACTTCGTTTTCGAGATCAAGAGCATCGACGAGAAGGGCGTCTTCTCGGGATACGGCTCTGTGTTCGGCGTCACGGACTCCTACAACGAGCGAGTCCTGAAAGGCGCATTTATCGCGTCTCTCGCCCGGCACGCGGAAAAGAACACGATGCCGCTGATGTTCTACAACCATTCCTCGTTCCGCGAGATCGGCGAATGGCTGGAGATGCGCGAAGACGATCACGGTCTTTTCGTTTCCGGCCGGCTCTGGATCGACGGGTCGAACCCTGACCCCGACGCGCTCAAGGCCTACCGCGGCATGACGAAACAGCGCGGGAAGATGGGCCTCTCGATCGGCTACAGCGTTCCGGAAGGCGGCGCCGGGTTCAACTCCGCGCTCAAGACCACCGACCTCGTGGCGGTTGATCTGTGGGAAGTCTCGCCGGTGGTTTTCCCGGCGAACGACGAGGCCCGCGTTGAACACGTCCGGAACGACATCACCACCATTCGGGATTTGGAGCGGTTCCTGCGGGATGCAGGCCTCAGCCGCTCACAGGCGGCAGGCGTCGCGGCGAAGGGCTTCGCGGGTCTTGGTCAGGGGGAGCCTGATCTCGAACTGCTCCAGTCGGCGAAGGCGCTGCTCAATACTCTCAAAGCATAAGGAGCGCTATCAAATGGAAGACCTCAAGAAAACTATCGAACAGATCAATCAGGCGTTCAACGAGTTCAAGAAGCTGAACGACCAGAGCATTGCCGAGCTGAAAGCCAAGGGCAGCGTTGATCCGCTGCTCAAGGAGCAGGTCGACAAGCTGAACGCTCGCATCTCCGAACTCGAAGGCCAGAAGTCGGCCCTCGAAAAGGCCATGACCACCCGCCTCGACGAGATCGAGACGAAGGCCGGCCGGCCCGCGATGGGCACCCCCGGCGCCAACATGGCCAAGAAAGCCCACGCCGAAGGCTTCGGAAAGTGGCTCCGCAAGGGCATCGAAACCGGCTTGACCGATCTGGAGTGCAAGGCGATGAACGTCAGCACCCCGGCAGATGGCGGTTTCGCCGTTCCCGAGGAGCTGGACCGGAACATCATCGCTCTCGCCCGCGATGCGAACGTGATGCGGCAGATCGCCACCGTCATCCCGGTCGGAAGCGCGGAATACAAGAAGCTCGTGAACAAGCACGGAGCTACCGCCGGATGGGTCGGTGAAGCCGACGCCCGCCCCGCCACCAACACCCCGCAGCTTGCCGAGATCACGCCCTACATGGGCGAACTCTACGCCAACCCGCAGGTCACGCAGCAGTGCCTCGATGATGTGTTCTTCAACGTCGAAGCCTTCCTCGCTCAGGAACTCGCGGACGATTTCGCCGCTGCCGAGGATCTCGCGTTCGTGTCCGGCGATGGCACCAAGAAGCCGAAAGGCTTCCTCGCCTACGCCAACGCCGCAACCGACGATGCCACCCGCGCCTTCGGCACGCTGGAATACATGAAGACCGGCGTTGATGGCGCGTTCCTCGCATACGCCGCCGGCACCGCCTCCCCGGCCGACAACCTCCAGGATATCGTCGGCAAGCTCCGGGCCGGATATCGCGCCGGTGCTTCCTGGCTGATGAGCCGCACCACCGCCGCCGCCGTTCGGAAGATGAAGGATGGTCAGAGCAACTACATCTGGCAGCCCAGCGTCCAGGCCGGCCAGCCCGCCACGCTTCTGGGCTACGCCCTGAACGAGGACGAGAACATGCCCGCCATCGCGTCGAACTCGCTCTCTATCGCGTTCGGCAACTTCAAGCGCGGATACATCATCGTCGACCGCATGGGCACCCGCATGCTCCGCGATCCGTTCTCCAGCAAGCCCTACGTCGGTTTCTACACCACCAAGCGCGTCGGCGGCATGGTCGCCGACTCCAACGCGATCAAGCTTCTGAAGTTCGCGGCCTGACGGAGGTAATGAGATGAAAAGCATTCGCAATATTATTCTGTCGGTTCTCTTCGCCGCCGCTGTCATGGCGTCTGCCGCCCCCGACATCAGCACCGTGACCGGCGTCCTCGTCGGCCTCGGCACGGCTCAGTATACCGCTGATACGCTCGGCTCGGCGGTCGACGTGAGCAACTACGGATCCGCGATTGTCGTGATCCAGACGGCCAGCGGCACCTATGACGGCTCGAACTATTTCAAGTTCCAGCTCCTCGAGTGTGCCAGCTCGATCGGCACGTTCACCGAGGTCACGGCTGATGACGTGGTGGGTGCGACGCCCGACGCCTCCGGCACGATTCACACGATCAACGCGGCGCAGGCCGCCCCAGCGATCAAGAAGATTGGCTACGTCGGTGAGATGCCCTATCTGAAGGTCCGTCTTGACGAGACCGGCACCGCCACCACCACGGCCTCTGTGGCGATCATAGGCGGCCGGCCGCACGTCGCCCCTGTCTCTGAATAACGGTTCGGGCGGGGCGGGTTTAGGCCCGCTCCGCCATCTCTCCAGCGAGGTGCATCCATGAAAATCACGTTCAAGCGCGAGTTCCGGCACGCGGACGACGGCATCAACATCGTCACGCATCCTGCCGGAGAAACGATCGACGTTTCCGAATCGTGCGCCGCCGCCGCGATCCGCACCGGCGCCGGGTTCGATCCCGAATCCGAGCACGAAGAGAAGGCCATCCAGGCCGCCCCGAAGAACAAGGCGAAGAAATGAGCTGGTCACTCGCAACCATCACGGCCCCGGCCATCGAGCCGGTTTCGCTCGAAGAGGCGAAGCTGCATGCGCGCATCGACGCGGCGGAAGACAACCCGCTCGTCCAGGCGCTCATCTCGGCCGCGCGTGAATATTGCGAGGACTACCTTTCGAAAACCATCATCACGACCACTCTCGAGCTGACCCTAGACGAATGGCCGGAGGGCTGCATCATCAACCTCCCCCGCCCTCCGCTCCAGTCGGTCACCTCGATCAAATACACCGACTCCGATGGAACCGAACACACGCTCGACGCGGCCGATTACGTCGTATCTGCCGAGACCGGCCGGGGCCGCGCCTACCTGAAAGAAATCCCCGCGGTCACGCTCCGGGAAATCGGCGCGATCAAGGTCCGGTATGTGGCCGGCTACGCATCGGCCGCCGTCGTTCCGCAGAAGATCAAGCAGGCGATGAAGCTGCTGATCAGCCAGTGGGACAAGAATCGTGAAGCCTCCATCACCGGCGCCATCACGACCGAGGTGCAGTTTGCCCTCCGCGCGTTGCTCGACTCCGAAAGGCTGGTGGCGCTGTGAGAGCTGGAGACATGCGGCATCGTATCGAGATCCAGCAGGCCGTCAAATTGAGCGACGGCATGGGCGGGTTCACCGAGACATGGGGACCGGTCTGCACCGTCTGGGCTTCGATGCGTCAGGAATCCGGGAAGGAGCTGGTGAACGCCGATAAGGTCCAGGCGACCAGGCGCGTTCAGTATGGCATCCGCTACCGAACCGAC